GGAGGATGGGTCAGCTTCAAGTACGTATATTACACCTAAAGCTTATTACCCAAGTTCATAATGGCAAAATTTGCAACAGGTAAATACGCAAAAGCAATATCAGATAGATCTGGTATGGAGTTTCCATTTAAAGAAATGGTTAGAGAATGGAACGGGTCTTTAGTGCACATATCAGAATATGAACCAAAACAGCCACAACTGGAACCAAAACCAATGAATGGTGATGCAATATCTTTACGTAATGTAAGACCAGGAAGAACAGAACCTGCAACACCTAGACTTTTACCATTAAACGCTTTCACAACAACAAGTGGATCTGCAACTGTTTCTGTAAACGAACCAAACCATGGGAGATCTACGAGTGATACCGTCAGGTTTAGAGATGTAGAATTAGTTGGTGGTATACCTGCTGCTACAATAAATGGATCAAGTGGATTTACAATTACAGTTACAAATGCTAATAATTATACATTCCCGTCCGGTGCAACTGCGACGGAAACTGAAATAGGAGGAGGTGGATCTGCGTCTGCTGGACCAGTCACACAACAAGCATAATGGCAGGATTAAGTGCATCAGGATTAAAAACACAAATAAAAAGCTATACGGAGGTTGACTCTAATGTTTTGTCTGACTCTGTTTTAGAAAATATTATTTTAAATGCACAATACAGAATAATGCGTGATGTTCCTATTGATGCAGATAGAAGACAACAATCTGGTAATTTAGTTCCAGGACAAGAAACCATTAATGCTCCTGCAGGATGTTTATTTATTAGAGGTATACAAGTCTATGATTCAAGCGCCGTGCTCACTGGATCAAATACCTGGCTAGAGAAAAAAGATGTAACTTATTTACAAGAATATCAACCCATTACAGGCACAGCTGCAGCACAAGGTAAACCAAAATACTACGCTATGTTTGGTGGTGCTACAGGAGAATCAGACACTACATCAGGGCGTATATTTTTAGCTCCCACACCTAACACAAATTATAAGTTTAGAGTGCATTATAATAAAATGCCTGATCTTTTAGAAAACGATGATACTAATTATATTAGCTTAAATTTCCCAAATGGCTTATTATACTGCTGTTTAGCAGAAGCATATGGCTTCTTAAAAGGGCCTATCGATATGTTGACTTTATACGAGCAAAAGTATAAAGAAGAAGTACAGAAGTTTGCTAATGAGCAAGTTGGAAGACGAAGAAGAGATGACTACACAGACGGTGCGGTCAGAATCCCGGTAACATCAGCAAACCCATAGGAGATAAAAAATGGCAATTACATCGGCAATTTGTACAAGTTTTAAAGTAGAACTATTAAAAGGTGTCCATAATTTTACAGCAACGACTGGTAACACTTTTAAAATTGCATTGTATGATAGTGATGCAACTCTTGGAGCATCTACTACAGCGTTCTCAACATCAGAAGAAATTACAAATACATCTGGAAGTGCATACACTTCTGGTGGCGCAACATTAACAAGCGTAACTCCAGTGGCATCAAGCACAACTGCAATTTGTGATTTTTCAGACGTAAGTTTTTCATCAGCTTCATTCACGGCTAACGGCGCATTAATTTACAATTCATCTGCAACTAACGCAGCTGTTTGTGCGATCGCTTTTGGTTCTGATAAAACAGCGACTAACGGAACTTTCACAATTCAATTTCCTACAGCAGAC